GAACCATGAACATTGAAGACAACTTCAACGACACAATTTTTATTATTAATTGAATTAAGAAGCTGAGGTTTAGATATGTTACGATGAGCTTTACCAAACAAAGCAAAGCTCAAAGCATCAAGCAGAGTAGACTTACCAGCGCCGTTATTACCGACGACCAGAGTAGTTGTATGCTTATTTAAATCTAATTCAGACCAATTGTTACCGGTTGAAAGAAAATTCTTCCACTTCAGGGATTTAAATGTAATCATGCTATTTCTAAGGTTTGAGCTTCCTGCATCAATTCTGACATATGATTTTTAATACGATCTTTATCAAGATCAGTATCAACTGCATCTACATAAGTATATAATAAAGTAGCAGTATCTTCAACTGAAATCTCCTCATCTTCAACATTTTCCCCGATAAAGCTATTAAAATTTTCTGCAATCTTTAGTTCATGAATATTTCTATTCTGTATACGATCAATAAAGCGATCGAACGTAAATGAGTCACTCTTATTAACAACCTGTACTTTTACAAACTTACCTTCTACATCGTCCAGAGGATAATGAAGATAATCAGTGCTAGTGTCATCATATCTGATACGATGGAACAGAGTATGTGGGTTACGTATTGCAGTAAGCTCCCTAGTTTCGGTATCAAGTATATGGAAGTATTTCTTATCATGTGCATCATTCCAAAAGAACTCCATTTGTGATCCAAGATATGTAATATTATCTTGATGTGATTTGGTATGAAAATGACCTGAAAGAACTCTCTCAAATCGTTTAAATATTTCTCTATTTAAACCATGTTCACTTTTACGACCTTTCATCATTTCATATCCGTTAATATCAAAATGACCGCCGAGCCAATCACACTTAGCGGTAGCTATAAACTCAAGAGATATCGTTTCATTGTCTGAACATATCCAGGGTACTAATCCTAGTTTAAATCCATCATAGTCCATAACTGTTGGTTCATGAATAATATTTACCTCATTCATATAATGACCGAGAAGCTCTTTTAGGCTATTTAATTCATTTGTATTTTTGTAGTAGGTGTCATGGTTACCACAAATAATATCCATTGTTATCCCGTGTTCCCGTAACGGTTTAAGAAAGTGATTGCGGTTGCGGTTAAGAGCACGGAAGTTGATAAATTTCCGGTTATCATAGTAATCACCAAGATGCACGATATGCTTAATATTATGTTCCAGAAGATAAGGAAAAAGTACATCAGAATAAAATTTCTCTGCATTATCGAGAAATATGTCAGAGCTATTGCGAGTGCCACAATGAGTGTCATTTAGTATACATACCTTCATAAAAAATCTCCAAGATCGGAGTCTAATGTTTTTCCTCTAGTGCGTTTAATTTTTTTCTTCTCTTCAATAGCAAATACTTTAAAAGCTTGATCTTTTTCTTTTACCTTATCAATTCTATCTCTCAAAGTATCTACAAATTGATTCATAACAGCTACAGAGTTATCAGTAGCATCTATTTTAATATACTCTTCAATACCAGATGAAGTCATATATTTGAGTTTAATGTCCTGTTGCTTTTTTTCCTTTGCAATACGGCGAAGAAATGCATACCACGAAATCTGAGTAAAATAAGCAAACGCATTAGGGTTGCCTGTACGAGTAGCTGTATCTACATTATAATTATCTATAGCTTTTAGACAATTCTCAACGGCATCCATAACCATCTCTTCTCTATAGGTATAACGTATAAAGTTAGATTTATGAGAAAGACCTTCCGCAATTTTTAAAAAACAGGAAGCAATATAATCTGGTACTATAGGAAGCTTTTGTTTGCTCTGCTTAGCTTCGTTAAGCTTACGCACATAATCAACTACAGCTTGTGAAAACTCTTTGTTGTTAACATAGTGAATATTTGCACGTTTTGATCTTGACATAATATATTCTTCCTTCAATTTACTTTATTATAAAGTATCTTTTTAATGTATGCCACTAAAAAAAGTAGTTGCACTGTTTTACGTATCAGTATATAATCATATAGCGATATGAGGAGGGGGGTATATACTACTTTACCCAAAATCCTAACCGGGGATCATCGAGGTGACCATCTGCATTATCGTAAGATTCTATATATTTAAAGCCATGCATCATATAGTGTTCTTTCTTAATTCCATAATCTGATTTCCAAACCGGAATCAAATGATCGTACTCAGGATCGGGAGAGGGTCTTAGATGAACTTCAATAACTTGATTGCCTTTAAACTCAACATTTATTTCCTTTACATCTCTCAACTCGTTTAATTCATTAGGCACTTCTGGTATATAGTCTGATCTTTTCCATTCAACAAACTTGGTTAGATTGATAGGCATGTTAGTTCCTTCCCAACACGAACTACCCTTCCATGGTTGTTGCCAACGTCCAGTGATCATATCTCTGTCATATTCCCAAACATAATTCGCAGAATAATGCTTACCAGTTAAATACTCACACCAAAAATATCCAGGAGGAGTCGAACTCTTATCTCCAGCTTTTAATTCCATTACCTTTGCTTTAACACCCATTCCAGCAAGATTGTATATTGGTCTAACCACATATGTTCCATCCTCTGGAATATCAATTCCAGCAGGTCCACATTTATATTTAAACAGTTCAGCTATATACAGCTTGTTAAACCATTTATGATGATGAGGATATTTTTTATAAGCGTCGTCGTCTTGCATTAATGTAGTTTATCTTTATTAGGAAAATAAATTATATTTTCATCCCCCATAGAGTCCATTTCTCCAGAAGAAATCTCAAAATTAATTTCTTCTGAATTCATAGGTTCTATGTTATTTTCTGCTTCAATAGATTTCTTATAATGATCAACAAGATTTAACACTGGATTAGCTTCTGATAATATATATTGAGCATTAATAGATTGATATAGATCATCCTGTATCTGCATAGTAAACCATGGTCGTAGAGAGTGAATTCTATATCCGCTCATAGGATTATACATACATTTTATCTCATAAACGTTTTTTACAATAAGCTCGGCATCATCGTCATCTTCTGCAGGCCATTCCACAACTTCACAGATAATCTCTTCACCTGATAACAATTTAAATTGTTTATAGGATTTATCCATTTAAATCTACCTTTATTATCTTATAATTAAATTGCTCTTTTTCATATATTTTAACACGTTGTGCTGAATGTAATAGTGTAAAATTTTTTCTACTCTTCCAGTGAAGATCATCTGCTATGTCATAGAGAGTAGTATCTTGTCCATTGTCCGATTTCCGAAGTCCCCTACCAATCGACTGTAGGACTTTGATTTGTGACTTTGAAGGACTTGCAAAAATAATATTGTGCAAATTCCGTATGTTAATACCTGTACTAAAAGTACCAAGACTAGCAACAATGATAGCATTAGACTGTTTCTCTACAATACCTCTAATAGCTTCTCGATCAGTAGTGTCTGTATCTCCTGATACAAAAAATACTTTTCTATTCTCTTCTACTCTATTATTTATCTGCTCATATAACGGTTTTCCATGCTTGTCCACAAGTCGAAATAGGACGAGAGTATTTCCCCTAGCATCAATAGCCAGATTGCGAATAAGCCTATTACGAGCATCATTTCCAACAATGAAATCAATTTCGTCTTGATAATCTCTCTTACCAAAATTCTTTCGCACCTCCTCAGGATAATTTAACAGTAGCACCTTTATATCAAGTGGAGCGAGTGTTTCATTATCTTGGAGTGCTTTAGTAGTAGTAACATTATATACAGGTCCAAACAAACCTTCTAACATTAACTTATGTGTTTGAGTACCATCGAGTGTGCCAGTAAATCCAAATCTATACTTAGCTTTTGTAGCTTTATTCATAATAGCTGACAAAGACTTAGACTTAAATCCATGACACTCATCACCGAGAACCATACCAAACTGTTCAAACCATTTCTTAGGGTATTTATAGATACTTTGCCATGTAGAAATTATTATATCTTTATCTGCATTCTTATCTCTTCCAGAATATATTCTATGCATTTTATTTTGATCATATCCATAATCTATAAAATCTTGATGCATTTGTTCTACAAGTGATGTTGTTGGAACTATAACTAAAACTTTATTATTTTTATTAATATAATTTAGCCAATATCTAGCTATAAGATATATAATAAACGACTTGCCCGAACCTGTAGGAGATAATAAAATTGCTCGAGTTCTTGTTAGGGCTGTTTCAATCGCATCGTATTGATAATCTCGAGGCTGAAATGGAAGTGCTTCGTCAGCTAGTAAATGAGATATACCAGGAAGAGATTGTTTCTCCGGAATCGGAAAACCATAACTCGATTCTTCAGTGTCAACAGAATATGACCGATCAGCTGCAAATTTTATTAAATATACATATAGCCCAGCAGAGAGCTCTCCAGTTATGCGATTAAATAATCGTATCTTGCCATCCCAAACTTTATTCTTATATGCTGGCATAAATTTTGCGCCTGGGACCTCAAAACAAAAGTAGTCTGAAAGCTCCGCTCCCAGACCACCATCAACATCAATCTCTAACATGCTATAGTCTTTTAATCTACATACTATATCAGCCATGCTGTATATCCACGCCTCACTCTATTTGTTATAGCACCTGGAGTCACTCCTAAGGCACTCGCAGCTTCTTTCATACTGTTATATATTACACCATCAACACAGCATTTTTTCCGTTGCTTTTCTGTGCGTTTCTTAACATGTGTATTAGATTGTTTTCTACCAGTATTAGCTAATCTAGCCGCTTCAGTAGCGCCATTCTTCACAAATGAGATATCACGTTCTATATTCGTACGTCTTACTCGCTCGTTTATTTCTGGGGTACGCTCGTACATATTACCACCCCATGGTCCTTGTCTAGCATCTTCTGGAATAGAATAGTCATCCAATTCCATATATCTTTCTTGACACTCTTCTAGCGTTGGAAAAAATTGAGATGCGTCGAATTCGCTATATATATTCATGCTGGAAACTCCCTGTTATGTTTTCTAGAGTGTATGGAGGTTGCCGCCTCGCGATACACATCTATTTATCTAAATTAAATTTTCAGCCATCTTCTTTTAGTTCTTTGTATTTCTTTCTAACATCTAAGAATTGTGGTAACCAGTCGTGAGTATTAACTTTAAAGATTTGCGGCTCATTGTGATCCACTGTGATAAGAATAACCCCCTGTCTGATAGGGATACCCGTTCTCTCAAAGAAGGCTGCTGCATAAAATGATGCTTGTATAAAGTAGTTAGTTATCCACTCTGCTTTCTTAGGTTTACGAGCTGTCTTGAAATCTATAATAGAAAGCTCTCCGTCAAACTCAGCAATACAGTCTACTTGACCTGCACATTTAAGCTTATCACTGTAGAGATATTCCTCTTGAAACCACACATTATCTATATGTTGGTCTATAATAGTTTTTAAATGACTGAAAGTATATAGATTATTAGGCATAACATCTTTATTCCAATCCGTTACATTATCCAAATAATCTTCAGCTAGCTTATGTACTGTTGTGCCTCTAGTAGCTGCTTGATGAGATATTTTATTAGCTTCTTCTTCACCAACACGTTTTCGCCACCTCATAATACTATCTACACTAAGAATACTCAACACAGTAGTAATTGAGGGGTAAGCATTACCATCTGGAGTAAAATACTTACGACCTTTTTCTGTAGTCTTTCTTGTCATCTTAGGTAGAATAATACCATGATTGACGTGGTTAAACATTACGAACCTGCTTCAAATTGTCGCCATTTTATCATATTACTAATAGTCTGATGTCTCCAGTTGAGACTCGTAACTATCTCTTTCAATGTATCTATAATAGTATTCCAATACTCAATTTTCTCTACACTTTGCTGAATCTCTGTATCACTATCATAATAATAATCCATCTCACCTTTCATAATTTTAAGCCCATCAAAAGGATCTGGCTCCCAACCTAGTTCCTCAATAGACTCTCGATCCATCTTACCATTATAGTATAGCCATTTTTTCTTAAGTAGTTTTTTTTGAGCTAATTCAGCTCGTTTCTTAGCTAGCTTTGCTTCTGCTAACCACTGTAAATACTTTGCATGATAGGAAGGAGTAGCTCTAGAAGTTTCATCTAGATGATTTCTATCAATAACACTATCCTTTGCCCATTCGTCTAGAATGTGTTTCAAATCCATAATATATCCTTATAGTGTATAGGTATTTAGCCTAGTTCAAAATTAGTAAATCTAAACGATACTGGAAATGTAATATATTGTATATCCCCTCCAGTAGATTCTAAAGTCATATCTCCAAGACTTACTGGTATACAATCTATATACCTAATTTTTCTAGTTGTGTTATTGTGGCTAGAGAGAATAGATAGGGTAATATCAGCATATGTAGGAGGAAGTGTTTCCGTTCTACTTGTAGGTCTATTTTCATTAGTTTGAACTATTCTGTTCATCCAGTTAAACATTTCTGTATAAGAGTTTAGATTTTCATCAACAATAATTATACAGGTTAATTCAGTAAAAGTCAACTTATCTCCAGCAAAT